GACCGGACATATATAATTACAGTGGATGTTGCACGCGGCGTGGGCGGAGATTATTCCGCGTTCACTGTGATTGATGTCACTGATATGCCGTACACCATGGTGGGGCGCTTCAAGAACAACACCATTTCCCCCATGTTGTTTCCTGATGTGATTGTGAAAACTGCAAAAGATTACAACAATGCATACATTCTGGTTGAAACCAATGACATTGGGGGTCAGATTGCAGACATTGTGTACACGGAACATGAATATGAAAACATTTTGTCCACCGTGAAAGAAAACAATCAAACACACGTAAGCCCAGGATTTGCCAAATCCACAACTCTGGGAGTACGAACCACCAAGTCGGTGAAACGTCAGGGATGTTTTGCCATTAAAAGTTTACTAGAAGAAAAAAAACTAAATATATTTGACGCCGACACCATCCACGAATTGTCAACATTTGTCGAGAGAAACGGGTCATATTCTGCTGACGAAGGGTATCACGATGACTTAGTGATGACTCTGGTGTTATTTGGTTGGTTGACAACCAATCAATATTTTCGTGAACTCACAGATGTCAATGTTCGAGAACGCATCTATAAACAACAAATGGCGCAGATTGAAGAAGAATTGACTCCATTTGGATTTGTTGATGACGGTTTTGAAGAAACTACGTTTGTTTCTGGCAATATTGTATGGTCAACCGACAAGTCTTTGCCATGGAAACAAGATATAGATTCATAAACTTATAAATATTTTCAACAAGTTTATGATTAGAAACATAGTCCTTGAAATTTTTTCAACACATAATAGGAGATTAACATGGCATTTCAACTTTCGCCTGGTGTACTAGTCGTTGAAAAGGATTTAACCAACGTTGTGCCTGCTGTTGCCACCTCAATTGGTGGTTATGTAGGTGAATTTGCTTGGGGTCCTGTTCTAGACGCAGTAACCATTAGTTCAGAATTAGAATTAGTAAAGACATTTGGCAAGCCAAATGATACAACCGCAGCATCCTTTTTCTCGGCTGCCAACTTTCTTAGTTATTCCAACAACTTAAAGGTGGTGCGTGCAGTAGGTACCGCGGCAAGAAACGCTGTGGCCACAGGCTCAGCCATTCTTATCAAGAACGAAGATGAATGGGATGGCAGTTACGCCAACGGACAGGCTGCCGTTGGTGAATTCGCCGCCAAATACCCAGGAACACTTGGCAATTCAATCAAAGTGTCAATGTGTGATAGTGCCACGTTCAACAAAGCATTAACAGGCACCGTTGCCATCACACTAGCAGGAACAACCGTTACTGGTACTGGCACTGCATTCAATACTGAAGTGGCAATTGGCAGCATCATCACCACAACAGCAGGAGTTGTTGTGGGTACTGTGACCGCCATTGCATCCGCCACATCAATGACCATCACAGCGGCAGCAGTAGCTGTCACGGTGGGTGGTTCAATCAAAGCGAAGTGGCAATTTGCTGATCAGTTTGATGCAGCACCTGGCACAACAGATTTCTGCACAACTCTCGGCGCAACCTCAGCCAACGATGAATTACACGTTGTTGTCGTTGATGCCCTGGGTGTGCTTACAGGAACACCTGGCACCATCATTGAAAAGTGGGTGGGGATGTCCAAGGCGTCCAACGCCAAGACAACACAAGGCGCCAACAATTACTACAAAGAAGTGTTAACAGGGAGTGAATACATTTGGTGGATGGATCACACTGCATCAGTTGGTGCCAATGATGCCTGGGGTTCAACTGCCATTGCCACATCAACATTTAAATTGTTAACATCTGTTGTCACAGTATCATTGAGTGGTGGAATTGATGCCACGCCAGTCACTGGCAATATCACCACAGGCTGGGATTTATTTGCCAACGCGGAATTGATTGATGTGAATCTTTTGGTCACAGGCCCATGGGGCTTAACAGTGTCTAAATATATCATTGACAACATTGCTGAAACTCGTCGTGATTGTGTGGCATTCTGCTCACCATCATTGGCAGCGGTTTACAACAATGTGGGCGATGAAGCTGCTGATATTATTGCAGAACGTGTGGCAGGTGCATTCAATGCCAATTCATCATATGGTGTGTTGGACTCAGGCTGGAAATATCAATACGACAAGTACAATGATAAATATCGTTGGGTTCCTTTGAATCCTGATGTTGCTGGTTTATGTGCACGGACAGACAACATTGCTGAACCTTGGTTCTCACCAGGTGGGTTGAATCGTGGGCAAATCAAGAATGTTGTGAAGTTGGCGTATTCACCTGACAAGACGGACCGCGATGAGTTGTACAAGAAGGGTATCAATCCTGTGGTGTCATTCCCAGGTGAAGGTACTGTGTTGTTTGGTGACAAGACATTGCTTGCCAAGCCATCAGCATTTGATCGCATCAATGTACGGCGCCTATTCATCGTGCTAGAAAAGGCAATTGCTCTTGCAGCCAAGTATCAGTTGTTTGAATTCAATGATGCCTTCACTCGTTCACAATTCCGTAATTTGGTAGAACCCTTCTTACGTGATGTGCAAGGTCGTCGTGGCATTTTTGACTTCCGTGTTGTATGTGATGAAACAAACAACACAGGTGAAATCATTGATACCAATCAATTCGTAGCAGACATTTACATCAAGCCAGCACGTTCAATCAACTTCATGACATTGAACTTCATTGCGACACGTACTGGTGTAAGTTTCAATGAAATCGTAGGCGCCTAATCTAATTACCCTCTAGGAGAAAACAATGAACATTTCACAATTTAAGAGTAAGTTAGGCGCAGGCGGCGCTCGTCCAAATCAATTTCTCGTGACATTGAATTGGCCCGCTGCCATTGGTGTAGCTTCAGATGATACAGCATTGCTTGTAACATCAGCAGCTCTCCCTGCGTCCAATGTCAACCCCACCATCGTTCAATATCGTGGACGTGAAGTAAAGTTTGCAGGTGAACGCACTTTCGATCCGTGGACAATCACAGTTATGAACGACACATCAATGAAGTTGCGCAAGGCGTTTGAAGCCTGGAGCAATCTCATGAACAATCGTGCAGACAACGGTGGCTCACTTGCACCAGCAACCTACATGTGCGACTTGGAAGTTTCACAGCTAGATCGCAATGATGCGGAAATTCGTAAGTATAAGATTTTCAATGCATTCCCACAGGCGGTGTCAGAAATTGCATTGGCATATTCTGCCAATGATGTTATTTCAGAATTCAATGTGGTGTTCCAATATTCACACTTTGATGTGACACCTACGTAATACCAATTAACGAGGCAATACATATTATGGATATTTTTGGATACAGTATCAAACGGAAGGGTCAGGCACCAACTGAAACCAGTTTTGTGCCGCCTTCTGATGATGGTGCGTTAGACACGATCCGAGCCGGGGGGTACTATGGTACCTACCTGGACTTGGATGGTGCAGCAAAAAATGAATCAGAACTAATTCGTCGCTATCGTGAAATTTCCATGATGGCAGATGTTGATGCTGCAATTGATGACATCATCAATGAAGCAGTTGCCAACATTGATGATGAACAACCTGTAACGTTGAATCTTGATAACATCAAGGTTCCCGCATCCATTAAAAAAACCATTGAAGAAGAATTTAAAAATTTAATGGATATGATGCGGTTCAATGCCAAAGCACATGATTATTTTCGTCGGTGGTATGTGGACGGCAGATTGTACTTTCATAAAGTAATTGATACTGCTAAACCAAAACAAGGTATCACGGACATTCGATACATTGATCCGCGAAAAATTAAAAAGATTCGAAATGTCATCAAAGAAAAAGATATAAAAACTGGTGTGGAATTTGTCAAGAAGGTGGAAGAATTTTTCATCTACAGTGACAAAGGGATTTACTCATCCACTTCCATTAAAATTGGTACCAACACCAATGGATTGAAAATTGCCAAGGACTCCATATGTTATGTCACATCAGGATTGCTTGATTTAGACAACAACATGGTGTTGAGTTACTTGCATAAAGCCATGAAGCCCGCCAATCAGTTGCGAATGATGGAAAACGCATTGGTGATTTATCGGTTGGCACGTGCACCTGAACGACGAATTTTCTATATTGATGTCGGCAATTTACCAAAATTGAAGGCGGAACAATATCTAAAAGACATCATGAATCGTTATCGTAACAAGTTGGTGTATGATGCATCCACTGGTGAAATACGTGACGATAAAAAAACCATGAGCATGTTGGAAGATTTCTGGTTGCCGCGCCGTGAAGGTGGCAAGGGCACGGAAATCACAACACTGCCAGGTGGACAGAATCTTGGAGAAATTGCAGACATTGAATATTTCCAACGGAAATTGTATGAATCATTGTATGTTCCCGTGTCACGATTACAACAACAAAGCGGATTAAACTTTGGGCGTGCAGCAGAAATTAGTCGTGATGAATTGAAGTTCACGAAATTTATTGCAAAAATTCGCCGGCAATTTTCTGTGATGTTTGATGATTTGCTCAAGACACAATTGATCTTGAAAGGCATCATCACAGAACAAGATTGGGAAGAAATGGTTCAAGATATTCGATATCATTTCACATCTGATGCCTACTACTCGGAAAGCAAAGATCAAGAACTTCTTCGTAGTCGAGTGGAATTGTTGGCACAACTAGTTCCTTTTGATGGACAATATGTCAGTAAAAATTACATCATGAAACATGTCATGAGATTTACTGATGAAGAAATTGAAAACATTGATACAGAAAACGAAGAAAAAGCATCATCAGGTATGGATTATTCAGAACCCATTGAAGATCCAAATCAACCAGGAAATATTTTGCCTCGGGGAACTCCCGTTCCAAAACCAGAACCACCGGTAAAGAACAATGGAAATACATGAAGTTAAAATTGGAGATGTAGTCTCCTTTAAACATAAAGGTAAAACGATGAAGGGTAAAATCATTCATCGGCATGATTCTAAAAACAGTAATGCATCTCTTGCAGGTCATGTAAATGTTCAAGGGACAGGAGATGCATCATACCCTGTTACAATACATGCTGCGAAACTTACACCAGTACCATCTCTTAAAGAGGAAGATTCCATGGATAACCTTACAGAAAATATTGAAAACTTGCTTGATCATATACATGCTGATGAGAACATTGAAGCAGAAAATGCGTTCGATGCACTTATGCAACATAAAATTAACGAGTTGTTGAGCAACGTTAAAATTGAAGTGGCACAAGACATGTTCAACACCAATGAATGTGCTGATTGTGAAGCAGAAGAAGTTGATGAGGCATTGAAGGGCAATCAACATAAGATTGATGCCAACAAGAATGGCAAAGTAGATGCTCATGACTTCAAGTTGCTTCGTAAGAAGAAAGGTGTGAAGGAAGATGTGGAACAAGTTGATGAAATCTCAAAACAAGCTCTTTCAACTTATATCAAAAAAGCAGGTCCTCAAATTGCAGGTTTAGAACAAAAACATGGGATAACAAGTAAACCTGCAATGAAGCGTAAACGCGGGGTCACGAGAGCTTCTATCAATTATTTGAAAAAAGACCTAGGCATGTCTACTACTCGTAAGGAAGAAGTGGCACACGAAGCCTATTCAGATCCTTATGCCGCCAAGAAGTCCGCGGAAATGAAAAAGGCACATGCCGCCACCATGGCAGATGCCAAGAAGGAATATGATGCCGCCAGAAAGCCAAAGTTTGCCAAGAACTTCATGAAGATGAAGAAGGAAGAAGTGGAACTAGAAGAAGGCAATGCTGAAAACAAGATGAAGAAGAACGCCTATGCTGATGCAAAAGGTGCTGCAAATAAATATGGCGCATTAGATCGTGGGTCACAACGGCGTGTTGACCGCCAGCGAACAGATGAAGTTGATAGCATCAAGAAAGGCATTGATAACTATGCACCAAAGAAAGCTCCCGTCCGAAGCATCATTCGTGGAAAGGTGTTCGGCAAATTGAGCGACACGGAAACTAAAATATTTGCAAGAAAGCGCGTCAAGGAAGATGTGAACTTGCAGGAATTGGATGCAAACACTTTACGTTCGTATATTAGTAAACGGGCAAAGCCAGGACAACTTGATGCAGCTCGTAAAGGAGATTCCACAGCTAAAAAACAAGTAAAGGGCATTAGTAATGCAAATGCGTCTCTTACTAAAAAATACAAATCTAAATTAGACACTGCATATAATAATGCAGCAGCAGCAAGTTACAACAAAGCAAAACCTGGTACGTATCACGGAGATTGATGTGAAAACATTTAAAGATATCAGAAACATTGTAGAAAGTCATTATCCAACTCAGGGATCTTCTGTTGAATATCCTAAGTATAAAGAAATGGATATGGACAATCTAGTGAAGGATGCTATTGGAGATATTCCAGAAGATGATGGACCACATACTAGTGATATTTCCGATACTCCCAATTTCACTACAGTTGCCAATCCAGAAAATGTGATCAATCAATCTTCCTCGAAAGGCAATCGTGAATTTACTACCACTGTTGCATCAAGAAAATCAGGAAAACCGTTCACATCATTTCGCAAGAAGCCCATGAGGTATGGTGTTGAAGATTTGTCTGGTGCAGTTGCATCTGTTGCCATGGGCGAGGCAAAAGAAGAAGATCAAGGAGAATATGATTACGAAGGTGACATGGCAAAAAGTCAACTTCGCAGCATTGTGTATAATGCCAACATGCTTCATGATATGCTGGAAGATGACACCAATTTACCTGAATGGGTGCAATCAAAAATAACGTTGGCAGAAGATTATATTGTCACGGCTGCTCAATACATGCAATCACAAATGAGTGAAGAAGTAGCACAATTTGATGAAGTAACAAAAAAAATATATGTTGGCGCTGTAAAGCAAGCAACAGATCCTGATAGTTCAAAAGGAGATAAAGAAAAAGTAAACAAGAGGATATATAAATGGCACTCGTCGTTTTAAAAAATACACCTATTCATGCTGTTGTTAAAGTCACGGGTGTTGGTGCACAAACAATTGCATTGGCAACGGATTTGTTACACACAAATCAAACAGCAGCAACACCCACAGTAAACATTTCTGCCATTCATTGGGCAGTACCAGGAACCACTGGAGCAACTATAAAAAGAAACACCATTACTCAATGGCCTTTAGTAGGTTCCTACAGCCATCAATTCAATGGATTCAGTGATAACACATTGAACACATATGATATAGTAGTGACCATTCCTGCCGAAGGTGGGACAGTAATTCTTGAATTGCTGAAGGTGTCTGGATATGGTAACACACAACATAGAAATCCATCAGCTGGAGAACCATAATGAAACTCATTGCTGAAATTGTTGAAGATGTGGAATACATCACAGAAGGGACCAACAAAGAGTTGTACATTGAAGGTATTTTCTTGCAATCTGAAATGAAGAACAGAAATGGTCGTATTTATCCCAAGAACATCATGGAGCGGGAAGTTTCACGATACATGAAGGAATATGTGCAAGCAGGAAGAGCGTTTGGAGAATTAGGTCACCCAGAAGGACCCACCATCAATCTGGATCGTGTTTCACACATGATCACATCATTGAAAGAAAACGGAAACAATTTCGTGGGTCGTGCGAAAATTATGAATACCCCTATGGGTAACATCGTGAAGAATTTAATTGATGGCGGGGCCAAGCTCGGTGTATCATCACGTGGTATGGGGTCATTGAAAATAAACAATGACGGAATCAATGAAGTTCAAGATGATTTCTATCTGGCAACGGCTGCTGATATTGTGGCGGATCCTTCAGCACCAGATGCGTTTGTACAAGGTATCATGGAAAACAGAGAATGGATGTTTCTTAATGGTTCATGGACCTATCAGCACATTGATGAAACCAAGAAGATTATGGAACAAACCAAGGTTAAACAGCTTGAAGAAGTGAAATTGCGTGTGTTTGAAAACTTCTTGCACAGCATTTCAAAGAAGTAATTCATATAAATAATAATACGAATTTGTAACGACAAATTAGGAGATACTCAATGTCCGTAGAAAACAAGATTAGAGAAATGATGTCTCACAAATTGGAAGAAGCTGATTCTTCCAATATGTTGAAGCCAGGTGCAGGAGCTAAAGAAGCAGCACCAGCAAAGCAAGGGTCATCGGAAGATGCAACAATTGCAACTCACGATGATGAAAAATCACAAGGCAAGACACAATCTGCCAAAGCCAAGAAGCAACCCGTGCCAACTGCACAGGGTGCCGGAGCCGCTCCCAACTTCACAACTGTTGCAGATCCTTCATCAGTGGTGAATCAAGCCACTTCCAAAGGCAATGTTCACAACGAAGAAGCAGAAGTGAGCAACGAAGATTTCATCACCGAAGAAGAATACAATGCTCTTTCTGATGAAGAAAAGGCGGAGTATGAAGCTCTTGATTTAACAGAAGCGGAAATGGAAGATGACGAGGAAGACGACAAGGAAGATGAAAAGGAATCCAAGATGTCTGCCAAGAAAAAAGCCATGATGAAGAAAATGAAGGAAGAATTGGCACATGATGTGGAAAATCTTTTCGCATCTGAAGCTGATCTGTCAGAAGATTTCAAGAACAAAGCAGCATCATTGTTTGAAGCTGTTGTGATTGCGCGTGTGGCACATGAAGTTGAACAAATGGAAGATGTGCTTGCTGAAGCGGCGGTTGACACCATTGCTGAAATAGAAAACGCATTGGTGGAAAAAGTTGATTCCTATCTTTCATATGTTGCCGAACATTGGATGGAACAGAATCAAGTTGCCATTGTTGAAGGCTTACGTGCTGAAGTAACAGAAGATTTCATTTCCGGATTGAAGGTGTTGTTCAAGGAACATTACATTGAAGTCCCTGAAGAAAAATATGATGTTCTTGGAGAAATGCAAGCACAAATTGAAGAACTCACTGCTAAATTGAATGACACAATTTCTGAAGCAGTTGAATTAAACACCGCCTTGATTGAATCAAAGCGCGATGTTGTGTTCAACAAGATCACATCAGATTTAGCACACACTGAAGCGGAAAAACTTCGTGGGTTGGTTGAAGCAGTTGAATTCGACAACGAAGAAATTTTCGAACAAAAACTCTCAGTCATCAAGAACAACTACTTCCCAAAGAGTAGCAATTCAGTAGCATCTTCATTAACAGAAGAAGATACCATCACTGAAGAAGTGTCAGGTTCAGTACAAAAATATGCTGAATTGTTGTCTCGTAATACGTTTGGAAAATAATTGTTGTATAAATATTAGTAACGTTTAACAGAAACCAAGTAGCATCATTAAACAGGAGAACTTACATGTTTTTATCAGAAAATCTACAAAAGAAGTGGGCGCCGGTTCTTGACCATGAATCAATGCCTTCCATCAAGGACAACTACAAGCGTGCAGTCACAGCGGTAGTTCTTGAAAACCAAGAACGTGCCCTTCGTGAAGAAAAGGCTTCTCTTTTCGAAGCCGTTCCTGCCAACAACATTGCAGGTTCAGGTGCGTCAGAAATTGATCGTTACGATCCAATTCTTATTTCCTTGGTTCGTCGTTCACTTCCAAACTTGATGGCGTATGATGTGGCCGGCGTGCAGCCAATGACTGGCCCAACAGGCTTAATCTTCGCCATGAAGTCAAATTTCACTTCACAGTCTGGCACAGAAGCGTTATTCAACGAAGCCGACACCGCCTTCTCAGGCACAGGTTCACAAACTGGATCAAACCCAGTTGACGGTTCATACACACGCGGCACAGGATTAACCACTGCCGATGGTGAAGCTCTTGGTACAGGCGGCGGCGCTGGTGACTTCGGTCAAATGGCTTTCTCAATCGAGAAGACCACAGTAACAGCCAAGACACGCGCACTAAAGGCGGAATACACCGTTGAATTGGCACAAGACTTGAAGGCAATTCATGGTCTTGATGCTGAAAGCGAATTGTCAAACATTCTTTCACAAGAAATTCTTGCTGAAATGAATCGTGAAGTGATTCGTACCATCTACAAGGTTGCCAAGCCAGGTGCTGCTTCAACAGCAACACCAGGAACGTTCGACTTGGACGTTGATTCAAATGGTCGTTGGTCAGTGGAACGTTTCAAGGGACTTATGTTCCAAATTGAACGTGACGCCAACGTTATCGCGCAGCAAACTCGTCGCGGCCGTGGTAATTTCATCGTCTGTTCATCAGACGTTGCAGCTGCTCTTGCCATGACTGGCAAGTTGGATTATGGCACAGGACTACAAGGCAATGACGCCATCTCAATGGATGACACAGGCAACACATTTGCAGGAACATTGAATGGTCGTTTCAAGGTGTTCATTGACCCGTATTCAGCCAACATCAATTCTGCTTCACAGTTCGTAGTAGTTGGATACAAGGGTTCATCAGCATATGACGCAGGTATCTTCTACTGCCCATACATCCCGCTCCAGATGGTTCGTGCCATTGATCCATCTTCATTCCAGCCGAAGATTGGATTCAAGACACGGTACGGCATGGTGTCAAATCCATTCGTAACAACGAACGGTCTACAAACAGGTGCTGCAGACCAAGATACATTCACATCAAATATCAACCACTACTATCGTCGCATGAAGGTTACAAACCTTCTGTAAATGATCATAGCAGTAAAAAAAGAAAAGGGAGAGTTCTTCGGGACTCTCTCTTTCCTTTTGCTGTGCTGTGTATCGTATAAATATTCTATATTCTATAGGTTTATTCATGTTATCCCAGACATAGTAATTTTAACACCTTGTCAAGGGGATGTCAAGTAACGAGTTTATCCAATGACAACTATCACAACACAGAAAATCACCCTTCCCGAAGCATCATGGGAAAATCGTCAACCAACCAAGTTGGATTATCTACGACCTAATGGTTTTCGTTTTGTGCTTCAACATCTTCCAAAGGTGACATACTTTTGCCAATCTGCCAATATCCCATCAATCAATCTGGGGTATGCAATTCAACAAACACCTTTGCTGGATCTTCCATATCCAGGTGAAAAACTCTCCTACGGTGAACTGAGTATTCGGTTCATGATCCAAGAAGATATGGCAAACTACATTGAATTGTACAATTGGTTGCTGGATCTAGGATCACCTGATAACAACGATCGGTTTCAACAACGATTTGAAAATCAATCCATTTTGAAAAATCCAGGAAGAAATCCTTCTGGGCGGTTGGCGGATGGCACACCAGTTGTCAGAAACACCGACTCCACGGATTTCAGTGATGCGTCATTGTTGGCATTGGATTCCAACAATCACCCCATCGCCAGATTGAATTTCATCAACTGCTTTCCAATATCACTATCTGGGTTGGATTTCGATGTGTCAAATGGAAGCACCCAATATTTCACAGCACAGGCGCAGTTCAAATACAACTACTTCACCGTGGAAAGTTTAATCACAAAGACTTGACAACATAGCTAACATCTCTTATATTTTGTATATATCGTGGAGGTAGGGATATGAAACTGAATGAAATTCAAAGTCTTTGGGTGGATGATTGTAAAATAGATCAAACCAATTTGGGAAGAAGTGCTGCCCGAGTTCCTGAACTGCATGCCAAATATCTTAACATGTTAACATCCACTCGGCTTCAATATCGGAAAGCCGAGGCGGATTATTTGCGGTTGCGGAAACTCAAGCAACGCTATTATCGGGGTGAACTGTCCAAAGAAGAATTGGTGGAACTTGGATGGGATCAATTTTTAAGCAATCGTCCATTGAAAAATGAAATGGAAGACACCATGAACACTGATGATGATATGATTCGTGCCATGGATAAATTGGAATATATTAAAACTGTGTTGTATCAATTGGAACAAATCATCAAGAGCATTAACAGCAGAACATGGGATATCAAATCCTCAATTGAATGGTATAAGTTCACCAATGGTGGCGTATGAGTAAAATCACATTGAAAAAGAAAGATGATGTGTACTTGTATGTGGATGCTGATCCTGATGTGTTACTTGAACTCAATGATTTTTTCACGTTTGCTGTCCCAGGCGCTCAATTCACACCACAATATCGTGCAAAACTCTGGGATGGCAAAATTCGTTTACTGAGCATCTTCACCCGAGAATTATATGTCGGGCTTTTGCCGTATGTTAGAGAATTTTGTAAAAACAATTCTTATGAGTTTCACGATGCTACCAAATTCATTAGTGATGATATTGCTTCTTTACCCACCTTTATACAATCGTTGAATTATCATTCAAATGGAAAGCCTGTTGCCATTCGAGATTATCAACTTGATGCTGTGCAACATGCCATCACAACAGGACGAACATTGTTGTTATCACCAACAGCAAGTGGAAAGAGTTTAATCATTTACACACTTGTTCGGTGGCATCAACAGTTCAACAGGCGACAATTGATTATTGTACCCACAACTTCATTGGTGGAGCAACTGTATGGTGACTTTGCTGATTATGCTACAACGTCGGATTGGAAAGTATCTGATAACTGCGCGCGGATCTATTCGGGCAAAGAAAAAATCACCGATGTTTCCGTGGTGATTTCCACATGGCAAAGCATCTACAAGATGCCGAAAAGTTATTTTGAAAACTTTGATGTGATCTATGGAGATGAGTGCCATTTGTTCAAAGCCAAATCATTAACATCCATTCTACATAAGTGTACCAAAGCACCGTATAAAATAGGAACAACAGGCACATTGGATGGTACAAAAACTCATCGACTTGTGCTAGAAGGATTATTTGGTGCTGTTCATAAAGTGACAACTACGAAAAAGTTGATGGATACAAAACAATTGGCTGAGTTGAAAATTTGTTGTTTACAACTAGATTATTCTGATGAAGAAAAACAATTATGCAAGAATTTCAATTACCAGCAAGAATTGGATTGGCTGGTTACTCATCCGAAAAGAAATTTGTTTATTCGAAATTTAGTGTTGGATCAAAAAGGAAATACATTGTTGTTGTTTCAATTTGTTGAAAAACATGGAAAAATATTATATGAATTGTTGAAAGATAAGATTGCTAGTAACAGAAAAATATTCTTTGTTCATGGTGGTGTTGAAGCAGAAGATAGAGAAAACATCCGAGCCATCACCGAGACACAACATGATGCCATCATTGTAGCGTCCTACGGTACATTTTCAACTGGGATAAATATTAGAAACTTACACAACGTCATATTTGCTTCTCCAACAAAATCTCGCATCAGAAACTTACAAAGTATCGGTCGTGGACTCCGTCTTGGTGAACAAAAGGCAAGTTGTAAATTATATGATATCGGAGACAATCTTTCTTGGAAGACACATAAGAATTATACATTATTACATTTAATTGAACGTGTAAAGATATACAATGAAGAAGGATTTTCGTATAAATTTCTCACGGTACCACTTCATGGACAATGATAATTTTTATAAAGTTATTCGGTTGAAAACAGGTGAATCCATCATCTGTACTATGCAACAAGATATACAGTCATCGGCAACTGAAACACATTTATGTTTAAATCTACCTGTACAGGTGGTTCCGATGCGTGAAACACGCAAAGACAATCAAGTTATTGGTGAAAGTTTCATGTTGCGTCCTTGGATTGGATTGAGTGATAGCACCGAGTTTGTGATTAGTGCTGACATTGTTCTTACCATGGGCGATTTGAAACCTGAAGTACGAGAACAATATGACAGATATATGTTTCATGTAACTGAAACACAAAAAAGATTGGAGATTTCTAACGCTGTTATAGAATTTCTCCGTGAAGTTACACCAGGTGAAGTTCGAATAATTGACATTGATAATCATGGAGAACAATATGGCGAAGATGAAGAAGGATGAAAACAGACATTACATTGATAATAAAAAGTTTTTACAATCACTCATTGATTTTAAACAACTAGTTCATGCAGCTAAAGCTGTAAATGAACAACGACCGCAAGTTCCTGATTACATAGGTGATTGTTTCATTAAAATTTCCAATCATCTTGCCTACAAAAGCAATTTCATCAATTACAGTTTTCGGGAAGATATGATTCTCGACGCAATTGAAAATTGTTTAATTTACATGGACAATTTTGATCCCGCCAAGTCCAGTAATCCATTCGCCTATTTCACACAAATCGCATATTATGCATTTGTTCGGCGGATTCAAAAAGAAAAACGGCATCTTCAAACCAAATACCGATACATTGAATCCATGGATGTGGAAGGCATTATTCGCCAAGTCCATGATGAAGGCAGCTATGACAATGGATTTTTAAAATATTTGAAAAGTCAAGTTGATTTAGCCAATCAAGAATTGCATGATGTGAAGAAAGACACCACAGTAAAAAGAAAGCCAAAATATCTACAGAAAAAAGATGCTGATCAACGTGAAATTTTCATGATGGAAGAAAATGAATTGGTTAATGAATTAGTGGAAAAGGTGAACATCGTGGAAATTGAATACGATTGAAGATTGACAATTCCTAAATAATGTGTATATTACTTGTTATACTATGTGAGGTGATTAATGCGTATTCGATATTCTGAAATTTTCTATTCATTCCAAGGTGAAGCTGAATTGGCAGGCACACCTTCTGTTTGGCTCCGATTCTTTGGTTGCAATTTAAATTGTAACGGTTTCGGACAAAAAAATCCAACTGATCCATCCACATATGAATTGCCATTTCAAACGTTTGATGTGGATTCAGTAAAAAGTGTCAATGATCTTCCTGTATGGAAGTTTGGGTGTGACTCATCATATTCCTGGTCACAGCGTTTCAAACATCTGGCACATGACGCCAACCCTGCAGAAATTGCTGATCGGTTGATTGCCGCTAATAAAAGTGAACATAATCCAGAAGGATTATTCGTTCATCCAAAAACCGAACAACCCATCATGTTGTGCTTCACAGGTGGTGAACCCATGATGCAGCAAAAGGCGATGATGGAAATTCTTCGTGAATTGCATCGAAGAAATAATGCGCCTGCAATTGTCACGGTGGAAACCAATGCTACACAAACCATTTCTGATGAACTACGAAATTTCATTAGCTCAGAATTCCCATTCCTCTCACCAGGAAAAACACGTTGGCATTGGGCAATGAGTCCGAAATTGTTCACGGTATCTGGTGAAAACCATGTAGTGAACGCAGAAAACATTCATGAGTATACGTTAACCAATAGCACATCCATTTTAAAATTTGTGTGTAATGGTACAACAGAAAACTGGAATGAACTTGACAAACATGTGAATTCAATTAGATTTCTATGTAAGTACAACATGCCTGCTGTATGGGTGATGCCTGTTGGCGCCACGAAGGATGTGCAAGAAGATGCAGGTATTGGTGATTTATGTATTGAAGCAATGAACCGTGGTTACAAG